CCAAACGGCTGCGACCGAAAGGGATAAATAATATTATAATATTTATTTAGAGATTTAGATGAATTATAATATACATTATACTCGCCTTATAGAAAGAGCACGATGCAGAACAATAAACGGATACACCGAATATCATCATATTATTCCGAGATGTATAGGAGGTACTAATGATCCTATAAATTTAGTCGATCTTACACCAGAAGAACATCTTGTGGCACATCTATTATTGGTAAAAATATATAATAATCCCAGTTTAATATATGCAGCAAAATGGATGATAAATCGAGTTAAAAATAATAAAGAATATGGGTGGTTAAGAAGAAAGCATGCCGAAATAATGTCAAATAGGATTGTGTCTGATGAAACAAGACAGAAAATGTCTGCAGCACAACAGAATAGACCAAAGGAAGTGCAAGATAAGATAACATATGCACAACAGAATCGTTCTGTAGAAGTAAGAAAGAATATGTCCGAAGCACAAATGGGCCACCGGGTGACAGAAGATACCAAAGAAAAACTTAGACAAGCAAACTTAGGTAAAAATCACACAGAAGAAACCTGTAAAAAAATAAGCAGGTCTCATATAGGTGAAAATAATCATTTTTATGGTAAAACACATTCCGATGAGTCTAAACAAAAGATGAAAGATGCAAGATTGAAACAGATTATCTCGGAAGAATCAAAAATAAAAAGATCGATAAAAATGAAGGAATATTGGGCAAATAGAAAATCTTCCGCTTAATATAGTCCTACTTAATTCTCTTGATAAATAACAGAAAGAGAATTATATGGCATCAAATCAGAAAGGGTTAGTTCAACCAAAACGGATTAATAGGAAGCCCTACTTTGTTGGATTCAACACTGTAGGACAGCCTTCCCCTCCCTATAACCTCAATAATATTGAATTAGTAAAAAGAGATATTGAAAATACATTTGCCACACCACTTGGGTCAAGGGTAATGTTACCTAACTTTGGCACAAGAATTTATGATTACTTATTTGATCCATTTGATGAATATACAAAGGGTGCAATTATAGCAGATGCGGTTAACGTCATCCAATCAGAACCAAGAGTAGAACTTGTATCAATTGATGCATTTCAAGAAGACCAGGCCTTAAATATTGTTATGGTTTTATTATTTAAACCCGAATCAATAACTGATAACCTATTTGTTATTTTTTCACTTAAAGATAGAGAGACTTTCTAATGTCAGAATCAATCCGCCAATCAAACCTTTTCGCAGGAGAGGATTATAAGAAGATTTTTAAGGCCTTTTCGTTTATCGATTATACTGCTTATGACTTTGACACATTAAAGCAGGCCCTAATTAACTATATTCAAACTTACTATCCAGAAGACTTCAACGACTATATTGAAAGTTCTGAATTTATTGCAATCATTGAATTACTTGCATATTTTGGTACAAGCCTAGCATTTAGAACAGATCTTAATAGTCGTGAAAACTTTATTGATACTGCTGAACGTCGTGAAAGTATTATCCGTCTTGCTCAGATGGTTAACTATGTTCCACGCAGAAATATTCCGGCAAGCGGATTGTTTAAGATTGCCGCAGTACAAACCAATCAACCACTAACAGATGCAAATGGCATAAACATTAACGACACAGCAATCTTTTGGAATGATCCAAACAATCCAGATTGGTTCGATCAATTTGTGCAAGTTTGCAATGCCGCATTCAGCACACTTAACCCGTTTGGGCGTCCAACAAAGAGTGGCACAATTGGGTCAATTCCAACTGATCTATATCAGCTAAACAGTATTCCTCGTCTAAATGTCACATATCCTACATCTGTTACAGTTAGTGGACAAGAATATCCAATTGATGTATGTAATCCAGATTTTGTTACAAATGAAACAATATTTGAGCGTGATCCAGATCCTGCTAATGCATTTAACTTTATCTATAGAAATGATAGCTTAGGGGTATCATCATCTAATACCGGATTCTTCTTATATTTCAAACAAGGTAATCTTCTAAATATCGATACCAACTTTGAATTTCCTGTTCCTAATCGTGTATTTCCGATTGATATTCAAAACATTAATCAGGACGATGTGTATGCCCAAGAGACTGATGGCAGCGGTACCGTTATTAACAAATGGGTAAAGGTTCCTGCACTCGCTGGTGAAAATGTTATCTATAATAGCATTCAATTTGCTGAAAGAAATATATTTGATGTAATTTCTGGTGCAAACAATAATGTTTCAATACGTTTTGCCGATGGTAATTTTGGTAATGTACCAACTGGATTGTTTAGATTCTGGGTTCGTGTAAGCGCCAATCAGGCCCTTGTAATCCGTCCAGATGATGCACAAGGCCTACAAATCAATATTCCGTATATTGGATTTGATCAGCAAGAATATGTGTTACGCATTGTTTTCAATCTCGAACAAACAATCGGTAATGCTGCACCTTCCGAAACAGACGAACAGATTCGCCTTCGTGCCCCAGAGGTATTTTCAACACAATCAAGAATGGTTAATGGTAGTGATTATAATGTCTTACCACTTGTGTTTGGAAATCAGATTGCTAAAATACAGGCAATTGACAGAACATATAGCGGACAAAGCCGTTACATTGATTTAAATGATCCAACCGGATTTCACAGGGATCTAATTATATTTGGCCAAGACGGGGCATTATATAGAGATAATCAAAATGTATTAGTTGAAGTTATACAAGACTCATCCAATGCTGGAACAATCGAAAATATCCTAATTAATACAATTCAAGAAATGCTTAGAGATCCACAGGTATCTGAATTTTTCTATGATGAATATCTTCCACAATTTGAAAATACGATTCGTGTGAATAAACAACTACCGGCCGACCCGGGATTCTCACTATTGGATCTAAGTAATCCCTTTCAACTCCCACTGTTCTGGAAAACAAGCCCGCAAAAATTTAAAAATGATACTGGATTCTTTACAAATTCTACAATATCAACTGTTGCTGTGGGATTAGTGAACACATTAACCTCACTTAATCCCGATACAGCTAACTTAAATGTTTACCAACCCTGGGAATTCATTACCTCTGGTTCAGTATTAGAATTTGTAAATCCTTTAATTCCATCAACACTAAATTCAACATCGGTTCGAAGTGTTATTCAGAATGGAATTCCGTTGATTATTAATCCATTAAATCCTTATGCTAATATAGGGCCAGTTGAATTAGGTGTTGAGGAACAACTTAATTATCAGGCAGTCAGAGTATTTCCGATTTTTAGAAATGACTTAAATACTACAGAAATTGCCGAGATTGTTATTGCTATCGATAATGGAATTTCATTCTGGCTTTATTATGATCTATTAACGGACGAGTGGCATACATCTACTGCTGCAACACCGGGATTAACAAATCAGGCAGATCAACCATGGGTATATGCACCACCTATCGATGATGGATTACCAACAGAAGAAATTTATTCAGATTGGGCACCTTATGCAGCCAGTGGGTTATTATATGTAAGCATTGCAAGTAATAACGAGCTCGGTATTACCACATATGATTTGACTGCTCGCGGTCGTGTATATGTTTTTGAGTCTTATAGAGATGTTCGCTTCTTTTGGGAACCGGGACAGGTTGTTATTGATAATTCAACAGGATTAGCGTTAGAAGATACTATCGAGATTATGCCTTTTGTTAATACAAATAGTTCAATTGACAATAATCTACCACCGTCGCCCATTCCAAATCCACAGAACGCATTCTTAAGAAAACAGGTACCGTTTAATATTACAGGTGTGTTCACCCAAGTTGATGGTTATGTTGATACCTCAAAAGTTGAAGTATCACTAATTGATAATAACAATGATGGTATTGCTGATAATCCAGACGGGTTTAATCAGATTGTGTCGCCGGAAGATAGAATTGTATTTGAATTCTATAATAACGAAGTTACCGGATATCAAAGTACCCGCCCATGGATTACAAATTGGGCAACTACAATGGCAAATGTTGCAACAGATTTATATGTTTATTTTCCTGTAGACTTATTTGATAATACTCAACTTTTTAGCCCACCGTTTATTTCTAGCGTGTTGCTCGTAGGCGGAACTGGTCCAGGAAGTCAATACGATCCACCACCAGCAACAACAGTTTACATGGATAGTGCAGATTTAATTTTTGTGAATAATATATCACAGATGCTCTTTAATTCGATAGCGCCAGCAACCCAATCCATCGCAAATCAGATAACTGCATTTTTCAATGGTCCAATTCCGTCACAACTTATATTCTTTCCATGGTTAGCCGGTACCACCACTGTTGTTGATAAGTCAAATATCCTAACAACATATTTTATAAATAAATCATTCCTAATTTCTAGTATCAGCCCTCCAGGATTTGGTGTATATTATTCTTTTGATACCGGGACATCGGCAAACTTAGTTACATA